CAATGTTATTCTTTGCAGAACTCTCTTGCTCTCGCCTCTTCAGGGTCTGTTCTACTAGGCTCTCAATGTTTGCTTCACTCGAACTAAACTGGGTATTAGCTGTATTCGAAGTGCCACTATTATTATTATTAGGATCAGGAAGTTCGGCTGTGGTTGCCGAGGCCATTTCTTCCATCTTAGCTGTAACTCCAAGTCTGTAGGCTTGTTTCTCTAGGTCAGCTTTTAAAGTAGCATTCTCTTGTTTCATTTGTTCAATGAACTTGTCTGCTTCTAACTTTCCTTTTGCTAACGCCTCTACATCGTTGAACTTACGTCCGTCTCCTACAAGATCACCCAAGACTGAAGGGCTGGTTGGCTCTTCAAATGCTGATACTTGTTCACTCTGTGTTGCAGGGGTCACCTGATCCTCAGAAAATACACTCATTGTTATTCCTTATCTAAGTTAATTAGATCCAACACAGTGGTCACTGCTCTGTTGTATCCGTTTCGATCTGCCTGTTTATAAGCCCAAGAAGGGGAATCATAATCATTTGCAGGGGTTGTATCCTTTAGCATAGGCTCTAGGATTTCTTTAAGGCGGTCTAATCCCTCTCTCTGAGATTGCAGTGTTTGTGCTACCGCCTCTTTATCTTTCTTTGTCTTACAGTCTTTGAACCAAGCTGCCTTCATTCAATAGGCTCCTCAGGAGCTTCCTCAGTAGCCATCTCTAGCTCTTGGCTACCCTCTTCTATTTTTTCTTCTTGATCAGCCTCATACTCAACCTGTGCCTCTGTGACAACCTTCTGAGTCTCTAGTTGTTCAGATACTGCAACGTTCTCACCAAATAGAGCTGGTTCACCTAGTTCATCAGCTAACAATCTAGCAAACTCTTTACCTGATAGATGTGATGCAACACTTGGGTCAGATGCTTTGATCTGGTACATAGTAGTTAGGTTCTGTACACGTTGTGCTCTTTCAGCAAAGTGTCTAGCACCCATCGGTACAATCTTACCGTTAGACTTAATGTCATCTCTTGTAATCTGTGTGAAGAAATACAAACCAGTATCTTCGTTTAGTACTTTAGCTGTATCTTCGTAATCCATGTTACGTCTAGATACTTCTAGCATAGCATTTAAGATTGGCTCTAAGAATACTCTCTCGAAGTGAGCAGTCTTGTGCTGGAATATTCTACCTGCTGCAGTCATAAGCTGACTAACTTCAAAGGCTGTCTTCTCACCTGCACTACGGATACCCATAGCTTCTCTTGGTGCTCCAGCCATCATCTCCATCTTAGCTTCTAGGTTCTGTATTTGGAAGTCAGCATTCAATGCTGTACTGTCAGGTACTAAGTAACCTACATCACCTTCATCTCCTAAGTATATACGGGCATTAGGTTCGAAGTCAAAGTCCTCTACGTCACCTCTTATCTTTAAGACAGGATAAGCTATCTGATCAAATACATCTGCCTTGAGGTTCTCTAAGTGATCTATTCTGTACTGCATACCAACTAAGTTATCTAGTGGTCCCATGCTGTACAAGTTATCTGGTCTGTCTCTCCATCCTACGTGGAAGATAGGATCTCTACCTAAGAAACTAGGGTTCTCTTCATTAGATAAAACGTAGGCTCTATCAACGATAGTAATAACTCTGTTGTTTAAGAACTCACCCTTTTGTGTATCGTAGATGTCACCATAGAATGTTAGTATTTCTACGTAGTCAGATTCATAGTAATCAGTTAAGTTAGAGAAACCATCAGCTACAAAACCTTCTGACTTATCTACGTCTACTTCGTTACCTTTAGCTGATCCTCTATTACCGAGCATCTTATCAAACACACCACTCATGTAGTCTTTGTCAGGTGATGTCTCAACCATACGTTGTACTTCACCTAAGGTTAGAATAGATCTAACAATCTTTGGTGTATCTGAGAACTCAGCAGCTACTGGGTTAAAGCAGATATCAAAAGGTGAGATACGTACTAGCTTAGGTCCTACGTAGTTAACTACTCTGTCACCATCTTCAAAGTTAGTAACTTTTCTTTTGAAGTCAACAGTAGCAAAACAGTTACCGTATTGTATGTAGTCGTTGATAAGTTTACTTGTTGTGTTAACAAAGTCAGATTGACTTAGCTTGTTCTCCATGTATGCTTGTATGATGTCTCGTTTAATCTTAACATCTGATGCTGCATCTGTAGCTTCAAACCTGAACCATCTTTTCTGAGGAAACAATGCAGCAAAGTAGTTAGCATGTAGGTTGTCAGCAATCTGTGTTAACTTAGGTGTAGTCGTTGAGTTAGACCAAGGTAACTTATTGTTACTAGTTGTTCTAGTATCTGTAGCATAGATATAGTTACGTAACTCTTTCCACTCTTCTAACTTAGAAGAACGAGAGCTATTCCATGAAGACCAACGGTTAGCTATTTCCACAGCTAGGGTATGAGGATCTATAATACTTTCAATGTCAATAGTAGTGCCAGCCATTTTAACTCCAAGTTCCTAGCTATGTGATAATTATATCACAGTGTGATAAATATGTCAACATTTAAAATGCTACTCCACCAAACTTAGGGTGGAATACGACATTATTGTCGGTTTTGTTTCTTCTAATTGCTGACATGCTCGGTTTAATTGCTACCTCAACGGCTGCAGCTAAACAGTCTTTACAGTCATCATGTGCTGGATTGTAAGATACTAGTTCTTCTTCTAGTACCTGACAGTTACCACCTCGGTAATGATACATTTGTAAGTTGTCGTACCTTGGTTCAAGAGCAGCAGCTATACGTTCCTCTTTAGAACCTTGGTGACGGTTAGGTCTATGCTCATCAATCTTTAAAGCTAGACCGTTAGGTTTAATGTAGTTATCTTTTAACTCTGTTACGATGGCTGACTGAGCAGCTGTACATTCAGCTCGTAGCTTTCTGAAGTCCCATCTATTAAGTAAGTCTAGGATGTGTCTAAAGTACTCAGAGATCTTATCTGTCTTAAATCTATCAATGTCTAAGACATAAACGTTATTCTCAAAGTCAACACCTATTACAACAATAGCTGTGTAGTCAGCTCGTTTACTTACACTGTAGGCAAAGTCAACTGCTGCACTAACGTTTAACTTTCTACCTTGATACTGCCACTGACCATTATCTCTATTTAAATGTTTACGGTCATAGTACTGGAACTTCTCATAGGCTATAGGTTGTGTATCTGGATCTGTTGGATCGTTGTAGTACTGTGCTCTAAACTGTACCCTGTCTAGGTACTGACCTCTCTTCTTAGCTAAGATCTTAATGTCAAACCCAAAGTACTTACCATCTTTACGTAGTTGTCTAGGCCAAAGGAAATCACCTGTCCCATCCCCTCCGTCTTCTACTGCTCTCTCTAGTACTTCATAAATATTTTCTTTACCTGTTAGTTCGCCCTTGTCTGAGTATATATCTTCTTCCATACCCATCAAGTCAGAGTACAAGTCCTTAGGGTGATACCTAGTACCTACTACCCATTCCTTAGCTTCACTACCCTCAATAGATGATAGGAGTGAGTACTGTGACTTAACCTTGTTTCGTCCCTCACCAGTGTAAGCATTCTCAAAAACAACTACGTCATCGAGTACAGCAATATCGCAGTGCATCCCTGTAAGAGAAGTAGTAAGGCCACCAGTGAAAATAGACGGGTCACGTATTGCTTCTTTCTTTCTGTCAGGATGGTCTAAAGCAATCTCTGAAGTAGTCCACTTCTCTCGTTTACTTTCATCTTTGTTTAAGTGTTCAGGCCAATACTTTTGGTGTATGTCTGATTCGAATATGTTTTTAATAAACGAGAGCTGTTTCTGAGCTAAGTTAGATGTAGCTGAGATGTATAGAATCCTTAGGGTAGGGTTCTTAGTTAATTCCCAAGCAACCCTGTAAGCTACCATAGCTGACTTACCGTGATCACGAGGGAACAAGAGAAGCTGGTGTGTCTTAGAATCTTGTCTAGTCCACCACTTACAAACATCCTCATGGCAGTTACCTAGTACACGTTGTGGTGCAACTAGTTTAATGAAGGTAATGAGACTACGTTCAGCAGCCTCTCTTATTTCATGGATGGTTGCCATACTATACTGCTGTTGAACCACTCATGTCATCTTGAGTCATGACCCAAGTATAACATTTAGATAAGAAGTCATCACCTGTTGTAGCTTTGATAGTAGCTAAAGGTGCATTGTATCTGCGGAAGTCTACAGGATGTGTATCATCTGTTGGTGTTGCTGTAGCAAATCCAGAGCAGTCGATTATTACTGTAAAGTTATCACCTAGTTCTCTGCTGATTGATGCAGTTACTATTCTGAAGTATGCACCAGAAAATGCTGTGCCATATTGTGATGTTGATAAGTCTAATTGTATTGCCATGTTAAGGCTCCTTTAAAGTTTTACATTCCTATACCACTAGGCCAATGTTCGTCTAACCAGTAGTCGTGAGGTATAGGTGACATAGCTTCTAGTGTATTAGAAGCATCACGTATCTCTTTTATCTTAGCCCAGATAGCTTGGTTAGCATTATACTCAGCTAGTTCTTCTGCTGTCCAATTGTCTGAACCTTTATGAACTAACTCCATTGACCTGTTAGTTATGTTACGTTGTTTCCACTCAGGGCAGTAGTTAAGTATTAAACTCTGTGCATGTTTTCTTACATCGTATTCGTTACCTACCATGTCTTGCACATACCAATCAGTACCATTCCAGAAGACTTGTTGGCCCACTGTGTGTGAGGGCATGTCAGATACAGCAGTATAACCAGCATCAGCTATCTCAGCATCTGTAAATGTTGTTCTGTCAGTACGAGTTGTGCCGTCTGATAAGACTATCCTGTGGGGTAGAGGTTTAGGATAGGTTTGGTTAATTGTATATTGTGTCATGATGTTAGAAATCCTGCTGTTGGAGGTGTAAAGGTAGAGGTGTATCTAGCAACGCCCTTTGTAATCCGTAATTCGTCTATATAACCATTATGGTTATTACTTGAACTAGAACCCCAGCCGTTTCC